TAACAACCAACTTTCCTCCAAATTCACTCTCATTTATAAAGGATATAATGGCTTCCTGCACAGGATATGTATTTTTAACACCCAGGCTTTCTCCATCGCTGCTCATTAATTGATGATCAACATATACATCCAATTCAACCGTCATAATATCGGCATTCTGATCAACCAGATGAATGGGTGTGCCCGGATACTTTATTGCATGCAGGTATTCAAGTAATGCATCCTTTTCGGAGGAGGTAAGCCGTTCGTCCCTGTTCTCTTTAGCCACTTTAATCACAACTTCAGTTATTAACTCAGTACAATGGCAGTATTTAATAATCTGTGCATCGGCATCCTCGGTGGCATAACCGGGTCGGTAATCGATAAGAACAACGGTATGATTGTATTGAAACGCCAGTGTTTTTTCGCGATACCATGCCAGTGTTCCGGGTATTTGCTTATCTAACATCGCCTGAACCTCTGTTTTGTGCAGCGTAAAAGCATTTTCGAGATACCATACTGCCACCGATATAATATCCTGCAGATGACGCAATATGCTCACCCTGCTAAGCTGGCTGTAATTGCCTGCTATAGTTTCCTTTATCGTGCTTATATCACTCATAATAAATTATTTTTATCAAACCTCCGAAATCTTCCGGCGCTTCACCAAATTCTTCCTTACTGCCAGGAATTAAAAATTGAAAATGATTGCCGGTATTCGGAAAATTAGCCGCCAGATGATCTTTCACCCTTTTATTGATAACAGCATCATTTCTGATAAGCAGCGAAAATTTATTTGTCGGTCTGGCAGGGAATGACAGTAAGTTATCTTCAGGATTATCCTCAATGATATACAAAATGCCCTCGATGCTCCCATATTCGTTCAATGCAACCTCTATGACGCTCTTTTTTAATTCGCCGGCTATTTCATAATAGGTCATCTCTCAGCCTCCACAATAATTGCATTTCCATTTACTTTTACCGATTTCACCGTAAATCCATCCGCTTCAAGTTGCTGCTTTATTGCAGACTTTGCCATATTAAGCTCTGTGGACTTAATTTTGCTGATCAGCCCCACACCCACGCCGGGATATAATTTGAAATCGCCCGGATTCGATTCCAGTATCATCTGCAAATGCTGATCCTGGGCATTGCCTACCACAGGGCTGCCTTCATCGTCCAGGATCAGATCGCCATCCTCATTGATCAATATGTCTATACTCTTGTCAATCATAATAACTGGCTTTCCAAATTGTTTGCAGCTGCTACCGGACCTCCCTGGTTCGACATAGCCGCAGCCGTTACGTCACCGGGTGTGGCATAAATGGTTGCCGTTCTCACAAATACAGTCATCGCATTTGCCATATCGGTTGCGAACTTTTCAATCGCAGCTTCTCGCTCATCCATCGTTTTTAATTGATCGAGCATCGTTTTAATGTCGTTTTTCAATCCTCCCGTGTCAAGCATTGAATAGTTGATTTATCTTGTTATCAATAACGTCAAGTTTCGCCGTTGTGGCGGGCGAAAAATTACCCGCTCCTGCCGGCGTTTGTATAATCGCCAGTTTCAGTTCGCTGATCAGATCATTCAGAATCTCCTTCACACTCGCCTGATCATTCTTCACCGTCATTTTACCCCCTGCATGGATATCGATATCATCCTCATTATGGATGATCAGTCTGCCGTGATTCAGTATTTCTATATCGTCAGCCTCATCCGTCAGGCTCACAAAGGCGTCATTATTATTCAGCATTGTAGCTATCACATAGCTGCCCCGGGTGGGTATTATCACCATCGTTGCATTCAGAGCTTCGGTTGCTGACAACCTCACCGACTTGAGATCAGCCGATCCGTCAACCGGTTGCAGGTCGCACTGGTAATTTGCTTTGTCAACCGAAATCACCCTGCAAACAAGGCTCCTGATCTCATCCGATTCGCCTCTGCTGATTTTCCGTATCAGTTCCTTAATCTCCATCGGCTTGCTCTCCCAGTTCTATTTCCTGCCGGTATCCACCCGTGCCGAAAGTTCTTTTCACGCTTTTTACCAGGAATGTTTTTTCATTCCGTTCCTTGTTTTTATCATCCAACAGCATCGCCTTGTCTCCGATCAGTATATAGGGCAACCCGAAAATCGTCAGGCTGCCGCTCATGCTGTTTACCTTGTTTTTCTTCAGCATTTCTTTTGCAAATATTCTGAGTTCCGGCTCTGTAGTGGCTTTATCGCTAAAGTAGGTAAGGATGGTTCCTTCCGTTTCTCCTGCCGTTTCTCCTTTCGGTTCTGTTACTTCCAGCTTCGTATTATCCTTCAGTATTGCCTTAGCCTTCACAGTCAGTTTCACATCATCGGCAAGTTTGTACTCAAGGCTGTCGCTGATGATATTCCATCCGAACTTCAGCTTATGAGTGGTTACTCCGGCAATCATGGCAAGGGTGGTTGGAAGCACGCCGTAAAACTTACCTTCCCTGAAAAAGAATTGCAATCCCCATTCATCGCCCAGCTTGCTCAATACCTGCGTTAGCGATGGCTCTTTTTCGATTCGGTATTCACCCAGGCTCAGATCGGCTATATGGGTCTCGATGTCCGAAGGCATATATTCCTTCAAAAAATCACCCAATACAAACGAGGGATAATTTTTATTCGATACGCTGATCCGCTTCAGCCGGTACATGGCATCTTCGCATTCAATTACTACAGGCGCTCCGGGCTTAATATCCTTTACAAAACCTGTAAACACCGTCCGGTTATCATCGTCATAGCCCATATCCACTTTCACCGGGTCGCCCTGCAAAATGAGCTCCCTGATATTTTTATCCGCCAGGTTAAGGTTACGCGGAAGTGTAATGCTGCATGTATCCGTAAGCCTGTCCATCCGGCTTGTTACGATCACCTGATTCACATAATCGAAGCTAAGTTTGCGTGGACTTTCGCCTGTGGTAACCGATGATGTTAAACGGAACATTTGTTGTATCTTTGAAACTCTTTTAAAGGGTTATGAAACTGTTATTAAATATCATTCTATTCATCTGGGCGGCTTCGCATAACGATCCGGTAACAGCCGACTGCAAATGCCGGGATATAATCTTGTATGGCAATGTGAAGATCGTTACGGCAGGCGAAGATTTGAAAGTGAGAATCGTTGAAGCGGGAGAGGATTTGCGCGTGCTGTCTACCGATATAGCTAATTCATGCGGCAAGTGGCATTTCGTCGAAACGGGCGAAGACTTCAAAATCCGGTTCGTCGGGGCGGGCGAAGATTTTACCATCGCCTTCAGCTCCGTGCCTGGTGTGGCTCCCTGATCACTCCAATGTAAGCTCATGGTCTTCATGGCTGATAAATTTCAGTTCGACTAACTGGCGGCACTCGCCGGTGATCTCCTGCGGAAACTTATAGTAGTTGCATATCACATCGTAAATATTGAACATCATCAGGAATTCGCTCACAGCTTTCAGCGGAACGCTTTCCTGCAGCATCCTGACGAGTTTTTCCGTTTCATCTTTCGGGTAGGCTTCGCCGATCAAACTTCCGTTTACGGTAATGATATGTCCCGCCATGGCTATATACTCTGTAATGCTTCCATTCCTGCCCTGGAGGGCTGTCTGAACGATAGTCTTCGTTTGTTCCACTGTAATCACGGCATTCATAAAGCGCATCTCATCTCCGTCATTTTCTTTTCGCCTTAGCGTCAGGTCGCCGAATACCGGTCTGCCGTACCAGTCGGTTATGCCGCTGATGTTCATTTCTTCGCCGTCGGGAATGACATCTGTCTTCGCCTTATAAGCGCCGCCTTTTATATATTGCAACGATCCGCCCATACCCGGCTGAGGTATGAATACAAAAGGCTTCGTCAGGTTGCCTTTTTCCGCTTCCGGTGCAAACAGATACGTTGTCACAGGGCTGCCATTTGATTGGTATCGTTCAGTATGCCCAGCAGCAGCGACTTCATCATCGAGCGGAATGCCTCCATATCGCCCTGCGGATTCGCGCTGTTGCTTATCACATTGTTGTTTTCGCGTATCAGCGATCCGTTCTCAAGGATATTGATCACCCGCGTGCCTCCTCCGCCTCCGGTAATCACACTCTCAGGAGCAGGCGATTTAACGCTGCCTGTCAGTTCGCTGCCTCCGATGGGCGATTTAACGCTGCCTGTCAGTTCGCTGCCTCCGATGGGCGATTTAACGCTGCCCGTCAGTTCGCTGCCTCCAAGCATATTCATTAATTTTCCGTATGGCGATCTGGATTCATCGCCGGTTTCTATAAGCATACCTTTGCCTTCGTCATATTTACCGGCTGTTTTTTCATGATTGAAATCCCTTATTCCTTCGGAAAATCCTTCCGTCCAGGCATTGCCTACCTTACTTCCGAAATCGCTGAAGGCTCCTGTCAACATCTTCCATCCGCTTCCAATTTTGGTAAAATCGAGTGTCACCACTCCGATCAGCATCTCGCCCAGTCCTCCGAATACATCCCGGGCAAGCTTGCCTATGTTGGTAAACACAGCCTTTATGCTCTCCCATAATCCGAAAAGGAAACCGCGGAACTTTTCAAAATGGGTCCATACATATTGCACAGCTTTGTAAATTCCATATAACTCTGCAACGATGATTGCCACCCCCGCAATGATCAATGCCACCAGCCAGGTGATCGGATTGCTCCACAACGCAACATTCCATGCCCATGTAGCTTTAACTGCTGCCATGATACCGCTAACTACCGATGTTTTAGCAATAACGCTCATTGCCTGCATGGCTCCGCCCAGGTTGCTTGTGATCAGGATGGCATTTGCGGCAACATCAACAAAAGGTAATATTTTTTCGGTAGTATTGAAGATAGCGATCTTTACATCCTCGAACCATGCTTTCAGCTTCGCCATTTTGGTTGAATAGGTATCTAACCGGATTGACGCCTGTTCGTAAGCCACATTAGTGCCTGTCACCCGGTCTTCCATCACCTTCACCTGGTCGGCATTGACGATGAGCGTCTGTATGCTTTTCAGGTTTTCAAGCCCGAAGGTTTTTGTCAGGAATGTAACATCTTTCAGCTTCGGTTTCAGCGCTTCCAGCGCTGCCGGCAGTCCAACCTGTCCTATATCAATGCCAAGTACGCTCTGCATTTTCACCAGGATGGCGCTCAGATCTGTTCCTGACTGGCTTCCTCTGATAGCGCTTTGTGACAAAACTTCCAGTGCTCCTACTGTCTGCTCTATGCTCACCCCTGCAGCGCCTGCCACGGGTCCTACATATTTAAGCGAATCTGCCAGGTGAGGTACTTCAGCCGCTCCGTACTTAGCCCCAGCCGCCAGCACATTGATCACCCTTGCAGCATCCGATGCCTGAAGCTGGAACTGGTTGATGGCCGCCGACATGGTATCGGCAGCCATGGGCAAATCAACCCCGGACGACTGAGCCAGCGTTATCGTTTCCTTTTGCAGCGCTTTCAGTCCTTCCACGCCGCCCATCTTTGCAATATCGATGTTGGATGCCAGCAGCTTAAAGGCTTCTGCCGCTCCTGAAGCTCCAAGACCTGACGCCTTTCCCATCTCCCGCGATGCCTTTTCCAGCTCCTTCAGATCGTCGCCTGCAATTCCGGTTATCGCCGACAAATCTGCAATCTGCTGTTCAAATTGAGCGCCTGGAGCCGTTAAGTTTTTCAGCATGTCATTTAACCGCCCGAAATTGTTCGAAATAGCATCAAAACTGATTGCATTTACGGCATTGAATATGTTGCTTAACTTACTGAATTTAACTTTCAATTCGTCAATTTTCGTAAAAGCATTTCCTCCTACAATGAAATTTATTTGGATATTCTCAGCCATGTATTATCTTTGTAAAAAATTATGAAATACATCTTCTTCATACTGCTTGCAACTCTTTCCATAATGGTTGTTTTTGATTCCGGCTTTATCAGCGGCATATTTCTGTTTGCTTTCGGCGCCTTCTGTTATTCCATATACCGGTTTTTTGTCAATCATTTCATGATTTAATTAAAAAGATGCTCATCATCTTACCTGTAAGTTTATAAAAATCCTGTCCGATATTTTCAGATTGCTGTAATCATCTTTTTTTATTCATCTCCCCGCACAGCCACACCCACTCGTTCCATCGCTTTGCCCATTCATCGTCGTTCAGCTCGTCCGGTTCTATCCTGAAATTATATCTCAAAATCGCGTCCATCTTCCTCATCTCATCTCCATCTGTGACGACAGTATCATCTATTTTTTTTTAAGTTCCCCGTTCCTCACTTTTATGATGCTGAACAATGGCTGTATGGCGCTCATAAACAGGTCGTCGTCGGTCTTTAAACGGTCGTCGCCTGCAATCCAGCAGTTTGCCAGCATGATCTCCGCCGCCCTCACTGGGTTGCTGTTCACCATTCCGCTCACCGCTCCAAGTACATGCCTGGTCGGTTTCTTCACATACCCTACCGCATACTCCTTTTCCTCGTCGTCCATCGGAACCACGATCTCAAACACCTCCCCGTGCTTTTTCTTCAGCTCTTCTATGGCTGCTTCTTCCAGCCTGCCATGATAAATTTTCTCAGGTTTTTCCATATATTTTCATTTTTAAAAAAGTAACGCTCAAACCATAATTTGAGCGCACCATCACACAGTCAGCAACCGAACCCGTACGATACAGATCAATATGATAATGCGCTCATTCCTTTTTTTATAATCAACCCAATCAACCAATTAACCCAATTAACCGGATTACTTCCACGCAATCTCGCCTATCAGCAGATCAATCGTCACGCCGATGCTCATATCGCCTTCTTTCGAGTCGCGCCCGTTGTTCTTAAACCGGCAGTACTTCAGCGTATGCATTGATATCTTGCCATCGTCGGTAGCATAGCTTACTACCACGGTAAACTCAGGAATATCCTGCAGCCTGCCCGTAACCGATGCCGCCTGCAGCGCCTCCACCTCTTCCGCCTGCAGGGTGATGCTGCCCGTATTGGTGATCTTGCCCTTGCTGTAGCCCACCTGCCGGTTGCCTGAGCCATATACCGGCTCGATTGCCTGTTCTTCTTTATAGTTGATGGCGGTAATACCCGCTACAGGGATGCCGGCGATATTCAGTCCTATACTGTTCCATCCGTAGCTCTGTCCGTTAATGTTTGTCGGAAAGTCCATTGTGTTTGTTATTTTTGTTCCTTAATTTTACTTTTATATTCAGTTTTCTCCCCCTCTTGAGGGGGCAGCGGGAGGTTAGCCCAGTTTCGTCGCAAACCCTATCGTCACCTCTATCTGCCTGCTCACGCCTTTCGGAACCAGTTGTATGGTTACTTCCACCTTTGACGTGCTCAGCACATTCTGATCCGGGTCAACGTATGCATTGTATCCGCTAAGCTCGCCCGCCTGGCTCATCTGCAGCAGCGCCATGCCTCCCGTTTCTTCCAGGTATTTGCAGTATTCGGCTGCCAGCTTGCCGGTGTTGGCATCAACTGTAACGGGTGCATTCAGTTCGGGCAGCAGGTATGTCCTTACGCCGCGAATCGCTTTGTCAATCGTCCGCACATTTTCAAGGTATGCATAATCGCTTGTTCCCGCTGTGCAGGTATGGCTGTCGTTGAAATAGCTGCCCGATATACCGACATGGTTTACCAGGAATATGTATCCGAGGGTATTCAGCGAGTCGATCTCATTCTGCGTAAGGTCTCTCAGGAAACGTCCGTCGCAAAGTGCAGGCATATCCAGTTCGGTTTGCGCCATGTTCAGCTTACCCACCCATCCTATGTTCTGATGCACCTGCAGCAGGCTCACCGCTCCCAGGGCAGCGCCCAGGCAGGTTACCGATCCTTTGGTGGCAAACAGTTCCCTGCCGTCCGCATCGCCGTCCTGTCCGATGATGACGCTTACGTTGGGGCTTTCCAGCGTTCGCAGGTCCACGTCAAACGGATCTTCAGCCTCGTCATCAGCAAACAAAGCAAGCAATACGCTGAAAGGTTTATGCTCGCCGGTTAATGTATCAACAAAGCCCTGAATGTCGGTTACGAAACTATCCTTGAATATCACAGGGCAGTATATTCCTGCCTGCCTTATCTTGCCGTCGGCATAGTTGATCAGCGGACCGATTTCCGTAAAATCGGGAGCCGTGTCGCCCGTTTCAAGTTTTTTGATTTGTACCCACAGCACGCCGTCAGGATTGAGCCTGAAAAACTCGCGCACATGATAATGCAACACTTCGAAACCCGAAGTGGTTGCCAGCACGTTCTTCAGTTCCAGATCGCTTTTGCTGTATATCCGTTTTGTTTCTCCGTCATTCCATCCCGACGGCATTACGGCAGCGTTCAGGGCGTAGTACAGTAAACCACTATAGTGATCTTCGCCGGGCAATGTCCTTGTCAGCCCGCCCTGTCCCTTTACAAATGTGATATCGTTCATTTTTAAAGTATTTAGTATTTAATCTTTGTTAGTCTGGCTTTCGCCGGTGGTTTCAGCCTCTCCGTCAGGGTGCAGGGGGAGCTTATCTCCCTCTCCGATGGGATTCATCGGGATGTTCTTCCCTTTGTCCGCCTGTGCAGGTTTCATTATCTCATCCCGCCTGTACCGCTTTATCGTTTTTATTCCCTTGAGTTTTGAATATGCACAGGCATCGTCGAACGAAATGAACACCTCGCCTGTCTCCGCCTGGTAGCATTCATTTTTACCTGAAAAGACCTTAAAAAACGCTTTTACTTTTTCTTTTGCGCTCATTTTCCAGTGCTGTTTGTGAAACTGTTAAACATCATGTCAGTCTTTTTAGAGCTTCCCTGGCTGGTGCCCCGGTGAAAATTGATCACCGTGCCGGTAAGGGTGAGCAATGAACCGAACAACATGTAAGCGATCTCTTTGTTCTCGTCGGGTATCGCTTTAAAAAACAAAAGCAATCCGACGACTATGGTAGCGCCCGCGATCACAAAGTCGAGGATATAAGCCGCCACCTTGCTCAGTTTACTTCCAGCCTGAGCCTCCTGTATCCTGACATTCATTTCCCTGGCGCCCTGTATATCCTTCAGATATTCCTGCAGTTCCTTCAGCTCATATTCCTTGAGCGCAGCGTTAAATTCAACAGCCTCGCCGGGGGTGAGCGCCGATTCGGGAAGCAGAGCTTTCAGGACATTCACGGCAGGGAAGATGTTGCCGACGGTGTCAATCACATCCGGGGCTACCTTGTTGATAAACTGACCTACCTTTGTATCCTTGAATTTCTTCTTGTCTTCCATAATCAGTTGGTATAAGGAATGATGAATAAGGTATTGCTGCCTGTGTGCCGGCAGTCAAGATGCAGCCATGTGGGCGTTCCCGACTCAATCGTGGTTAATCCGAGTAATGAAAATTTTTTCCAGTACCGCTCAATTTCTTTACGAATGTCGTCGTATTGGTATTGAACTCCCTCTATCTTTACATCTATAGCCCTTCCATATTTATGCTGCGAAAATGCGGCGCCGGTTTTAGAGAGGAATTTGCGCAGCCCGCTTTCTTTAAAACCGCCTCCATCATGCCAGTTGTTAATTATGCATGGCAATTGAAAGTGATCGCGTATTGACTGGGCGATGCTGATGATCTGGTTATCGATCAGCTCGATGGATTTTTCACCCCTCAGCATGTAAATCTCAGGGTCAATAAATTCCTGCAATATAAAATTCCGCGCAACCTGCATCACTTTTTGCTCTGCACTTTATAAAAAGGTCTCATAATAAAAGCCTTCCTGTCGAAATCGAATTTATTCACCTCCTCCAGGAATTCATATACCTTCCAGTTCCCCCACAGCTCCAGAAAAAGCTTTCCCCTTCTCGATGAGGTTAGGGGGAGGTTTCCCCATCTCGAGGGGGAAAGGGGGAGGTTTTTCCCGGTGAATCTGAGATAATGTACCGCCTGCCCCGGATTCATAAACGGTACAGGGTAAACCGGTACAATATCGTATTTCTGAATGGCGGGGTATTCTACCGTGAACAGCGCTTGTATCATATCCTCCGCCGTTATATCGCCGTGAATCTGCACCTGTTTCTTTTCGTGGTCGAATACAATTTTACCCTCCTGTGCATGACATGCCATCGCCAGGATCATGATCAAAAAAGCGAGAATCTTTTTCATTTTTTGTCTTTTATTTTCTTGTCGAATTTGTTTATGATCCAGCGCCCGATCCAGTTTGCCACCACGCCGCCGATTCCGCCGATGACTGAAATGATGAAAACTTCAATGATGTTCTCAAGGTTTACCAGCCCTGTTATCCACGCAACAAATCCTGATAAACTGCCACCGGCGAATCCCAATATTCTGTCCACAATCTTCAACCTTGAACTTTAAACATGAAACCTTAAACCATTTTGTAGCGGGAGGGGGACTCGAACCCCCGACTCCAGGGTATGAACCTGACAAGCTTACCGCTGCTCTATCCCGCAGTTTAAAACCGGTCTGCTACTCATGCTGCCATTTTCGCAGACCGTCAAAAACAAGAGATTATCTTTAAGCCGTTTGAACAATCGGTACTACCCCTTTGCCGTCGCTCCAGCGTGCGCGTCCTCCGGCACGAACCAGGGCGGAATAGATGTCGCCGTAGAATGTAGCATCGTCGCGGTTCTCGAACATTTTTATTTCGCCGACAGCGCTTTCAACCATATCCTGCTGCCAGCAGAATCCTGCATAGCCGTGCGAATTGGTCTCTGTGGTCCCGGGAGCCACGACAGTCGGAGTAGACTTGGTCATCAAACCAACTGTTGAACGCTCCATGATGTAAAAGCCGAAGAGCTTCATCAGAACGCCCGCCGGCAGGTCGGCGCCCTTCAGCAGTTCGATGTTGGCTACGGTTCCTGCGCCGATCTCTGCCATCAGTTCATCGTACATGATGCTGGGAAGAAGACAAAAGCGGTTCTCCTTCGGAACTCCTGCTTTGTTCATCATGAGCCTTGCGTCACGCAAAGCAACCGACGAACATTGTTTCAGGTTCTGGCTGTTCGGTCCGTTACCCGATCCAGCCGAACCTTTAGTGGCAACATACTGCGCTGATGTCCATGCAACCGGCGTAGTAGTCGTTTCGTTTGCATTTTTGCTCAGCCAGTTATAAGCCATCCAGTCGCCAACTGTTTCCTGCAGTATGCTCACATGCGAGCCTAATACGCTTCCGATCTTGTCGTATGACAGTTCCACCTTTTCAATGTCCGTTACATTGACAGGATCAGTCGTGAACTGGTCGAGCAGGTAAAGAACATCTGCATCCGTCCGGGTCACTATGGTAGCCGGGAAGGTTGTCCGGTTACGGGTTACCGCCGGACGTGCGCCGGCATTGGGAATATGCACGATTTTACCGGCTACGATGTTGTCTTCATCCACCCGGTATGATTTTGTGATAAAGGAATTATCCTTTTCGAGCTGTTCGAGGATGTATTTCCTCCAGATTTGCTGATTTAAAGCCATTGTATTGAAGATTTAGGGTTAATCGATCTGTACCGGCGTAGCCGCTTCAACGAAGTTGGTTCCGTCGTAAATGAATATCGTAGTCTTGGTTTTACCCGCCGCACCCGTAATGGTAGCCCCCGACATGCCGGTTCCGAAAACAGTAGTTTCGGCGGCGTTTGTCTTTGACTTTATAAATAGAATAGCGCCGGTAGTAACCTGCGAATCAATCGTGAGATTGATGGTGCGGGTACCGGTCGCCTCTGTGGTCACACCGTCAACAATGGTCAACTGGTTTGTCACCGTGATTGCCTGTGCGCCTGTAGCGCTGAGCGCTTCAGTAGTCGCTGCTCCGAATGGATACTTTATCATGTCTTAAATTTTAGGTTCGGTTCCGAATTCCTTTTTGTACAAAGCCTTGAACCGCTCAGGGTGGTTTGCCTTCATATCAGCCAGCGCCTTGGGCGCCTTTTTCTGATAATCGGAAAATGAGAATCCCTTGTGAGGATCTTCATCAGGTCTCTCGATGTCATCTAAGGCTCTTTTCATCGCCGGAAGTGAATCAATGACGGCTTTGCCGTTCACGAAATCGCTTTTCAGTATAGCCTCGAAATGGGCTTTTTGTGATTCCTGAATTCTGCCGGTTTTTACGGCATCAGCCAGGATGGTGGTAACCTGTGCAGCCTGGGCTGCGGCTTCGGCATCTTCCTTTTCCTTCAACTTAGCCTTCAGGTCCTTATTTTCCTGCTCCAAACGGTCGGCTTTCGCCTTTTCCGATTGAGCCAGGGCTTCGATGTCGTCGATCTTTTCGATCACTTCATCTTCTGTAGCCTGGTTTTTAAAGCCAAGCTTTTTGAAAAGTTTGTTCATATCTGTAGATTGATTTAAAAGTGCATTGTAAACACCGAATAGGGCTGTAGCTGTAAGTACGCTGGGGATTTCGTCGGGTTTTACGCCGTCGAATATTCCGGTTATCAGTTTTGCATCCATAGCCTGCTGGGCGGTGAACCAGTGATCGTTTCCGTCGAACCATCTCGATTTCACTTCATCGGCTGCAAGTCCTGTTTTTTCGGAGATGATGCTGATCAGGTCATTCTGCAATGATCTGGCTTCGGCTGCCGCTGATTCCATTTCTTCGGGGCTGCCCCATGCTCCGCCACTCACGCCGTGAATCATCAGCCTCGAGTACCGGTTCATATATACCGGTTTTCCGCTCATGGCGATAACGCCAGCCATCGAAGCCGCTACTCCGTCGATGTAGATATTAATGTCGGCTTTACTTGCCCTTATGGTATTGAATATTGCCAATCCTTCGTGGATGCTTCCGCCGTTGCTGTTAATATGGATGTTGATGACCCGGTATGCTGTTTCTGCATTGGCAAGTTCGCTAACGAAATCACGAGCCGTTGTACCGGCATCATCCTTCCAGTCGCTGATATAGCCGTAAATAAGGATTTTACAAGCCTTTTCGCCATCGGGCAATATGTTGTACCAACGTTTCATCGCAACAAAAGTGAAATGAAAATCCCACGCAAGCAAATCGTATTATTATCATTGCCTTTTAATTATCATTCATATACCTGTGGACATCTATCATAATACTTCAATTGTGTATTTCCGCGAATTTGATTGCATTTTTGTTACCTGATATGAACGCGAATGGGTTTTAAGAAAACAGAAATACAGGAAATTGCAAAGATCATCTACCTGAAGGAGCCTTACATAACACAGAGCGATCTGGCAAACAGGGTGCATGTTACCCCTAAAACCATTGGTAAATGGATTGCCGACGGCAAATGGGAGAGCCTGAAAACATCCGTGATTACAAGCAAGTCCGAAGAGCTTGCCCGGATTTACATGCAGATTCGCGAGCTGAACGATCATATTTTCAGCCGTCCCGAAGGCGAACGTTTTGCCGACAGCAAGGAAGCCGACAGCCTAAACAAACTCACCAGCGCAGCCCGCGACCTCGAATCGGAAACCAGCATCGCCAGCATCGTCGATGTCTCCATCAGCCTGCTCGACTGGCTCCGTCCTATTGATTTCGAAAAATCGAAAGAACTTTCAAACCTCTTTGATATGTTCATTAAAAGCCGTTTAAAATGAACGTGCAGGATAAAACAGCCTTCAGGGAATGGATCAGCTTTCATTCATCGCTTATCCAGTCGGCGGCTCCCGATCCGCGCGAGACGGCTGTCCGGCAGGCGAAAAGGATCGAACGCCTCGAAGCCGATCCTGAAGAATGGTTTAAGTATTATTTCCCGAAATATTTGAAATATGAGCCTGCCCGCTTTCATAAAGAAGCGTCTAAGCGCATCATAGAACATGCGCGATGGTACGAGGTTCGGTCGTGGAGCCGTGGTTTCGCCAAGTCAACCCGCGCCATGTTCGAATTCCTTTATTTATCTCTCACGGGTAAGGTGAAAAACACAATCCTGTTCAGTTACTCGTATGATAATGCCGTTAAATTATTGCTTCCCTGGAGGCTGAACCTCGAAAAAAACCAGCGGATCCTGCACGATTACGGATTGCAGATGACGCCCGGTCAATGGACCGAAGGCGCTTTCACCACTCAGCAGGGCGCTACCTTCGTCGCCTGCGGCTCAGGTCAGTCGCCCAGGGGTAGCCGCAATGAAGAAATCAGACCCGATGCCCTCGTCTTCGACGATATGGATACCGATGAGGAAACCCGCAGCCCGAAACGAATCAGCGACAAATGGGAATGGATAGAGCAGGCTGCCATTCCTACCATTGATATAAGCGAGAATATACGCATCCTGTTCAATGGAAATGTCATCGCTAAAGATTGCACCGTTAAGCGGGCAATGGAGTATGCCGATCATTCGGATGTCATCAACCTGGTTGACAAAAAAGGGGTCAGCAACTGGCCCGAAAAGGTGAAGCCGAAGGATATTGCTTACATCAAAAGCAAAATCAGCCTGATCTCGTTCGAAAAAGAATACATGAACAACCCGCTCAGCGTGGGCACGGTTTTCAAAGAGATCGTCTGGGGAAAGGTTCCGCCGCTGAATCAATTCCGCTTCCTTGTATTGTACGGCGATCCTGCGCCCTCAAACAAGGAGAATAAAACGGGAAGCCATAAAGCGCTGTTCCTCGCGGGAAGGATTGCCGGAACGCTCTATGTGATCACCGGCAGGCTCGACCAGGTGAACAATGCAAAATTCGTCAACTGGTACTGGGAACTGAATGATTATGCGGCTGATAAAACGCAGGTGTATAATTACATCGAAAACAACTCCCTGCAGGATCCTTTTTACGAACAGGTTTTTATTCCCCTGTTCGCCCAGAACGGGCGCAAAACCAAACATCAGATCGGCATTATCCCCGACACCCGTAAAAAACCGGATAAGTTCGCAAGGATAGAGGGCAACCTGGAGCCGCTGAACAGCCAGGGAAAACTTGTCTTTAACCAGGCGGAAAATAAAAACCCGCACATGAAGCTGCTGGCTGATCAGTTCCTTGCCATCGAACCCGGGCTGCCCGTGAATGCCGACGGACCCGACTGCATCGAGGGCGCTTATTGGGTCATCAATAACAAGGAAATAGCTGTCACGCCTCCCGATTTCAAAAGCCGGCGATCTATGGACAATAAATACCGATTCTAATAATAATTAATATGAGCTCTTTCATCACTATTACCGACTACGACGCCGCCGTTCATACCGAAATACTGAACGCCGTCACCCGCCAGGATGATGCCATTCTCGACATCATGGAAGATCAGGCAATGGAAGAAATGACCGGATACCTCGATGCAAGGTATGATGCTTCTGCCATCTTCAGCCAGACAGGCGATAACCGCCATCCGCTGATAAAGATGTTCTGCATGGATATTACGCTCTATCATCTGCATAGCATCCATAACCCTGTGAAATTCCCGCAGATCAGGAAAGACCGCTATGAGCGTGCGGTAGCATGGCTCAAAGAGGTGCAGCAGGGCAACATCAGTCCCAACGGCTTACCCTTGAAAACCGACAGCGACGGCAACCAGGGAGGAGCCACTTCTTTTATCATGAGCTCAAATGCAAAACGGGATAATCATTTTTAACATGAATAAAGCGGTTATTGCTCTGCATATCGAAGGAATGACAGGTAAAGTAGAAGTCAATCATGATTCCGTTCCTGTTGACCGCATAGACGTTCATATTGATCATTTAATCGATCGGTTTGTCGTAACAGCAAATCCAGCTTTAACCGGTCAAAATTCACCGGAACGCCAAGAATTGTCAGGTGAACTCCTTGATCCGGCTGATAATTATTCAAAATTGCGTGCAGAGTTGTGCGGCACGATCTTAAAATCATTAGCATCTTTTCTTGATCGTTGTAATAATCCTGATACCTGATCCCATTAATTGTTGACGACATGAACTCTCTGACACTGTCTGATAAACATGCTTCGAACAAAGGTTCACCCGGAAATATATCCCCGGTTAATTGTTCGTACCAGGTAATAAACTTAATCATCAGTACATTTTTATCCATATTAAAATATTTTGGGCTAAGTTAAAAATCTTTAAAATACTGAATAATGTCGGGCAAATCAAATAAGGACTCCAGCATCATCATCAATCATGTCGTCCTGTCGCAGGTGCAACGGTCGAACATCGATGTTGCCAAATGGCGGAACAATCTCATCAATGCAGAAGGAATTTATGCGCCCAACCGGGCATCCCTGTATGATATGTACTTCGATGTCGTCCTCGATACTCACCTTGCCAGTGTGATGCAGAAACGAAAGGATCCTGTTCTCAACAGCAAAGTCCTGTTCATGCGGAATGGCGATGTGGATGAGGCGGTGCAGGTTCATATCGATTCGCCCTGGTTCAGGAAGTTTATGAGTGATCTGCTCGACACCGTCTCCTGGGGCTTTTCAGTATTCCAGTTTTACCGCCAGGGCGAATGGATCAGTTACGACCTGATACCGCGTAAGCATATAAGACCCGGCGAGGGTATGCTGTTGAAAAACCAGTACGATACTACCGGGATAAGCTACAAAGATGAATACATGAATATCCTCGAAGCGGGCGATAAGGACGATCTCGGTCTGCTCGTAAAAGCGGCTTTATATGTCATCTACAAGCGTAACGGCATGGCTGACTTCGCCCAGTATGCCGAACTATTCTCGCAGCCCATTCGCGAAGGCATATATGACGCATGGGATGACCAGGCGCGGTTTAAACTTAAGCAGGATATGGAGCAAATGGGAAGCTCAGCCATATTCATTCATCCTGAAGGCACCAAGATCAACCTGATCGAATCGCAGCAGAAATCAGGCTCTTCACAACTGTACAGTACCCTGCTGTCGTTCTGCAATGCAGAGATCAGCAAACTGTACCTCGGCAACACGCTCACAACCGAGCAGGGAGATAAAGGCGCGCGCAGCCTCGGAGAGGTTCACCTCGAAACCGAACGCGATAAGAACCGGAACGATATGAACATGGTTCTCGATATCCTTAACTACGACCTCACGGAAATCTTCACCAATCTCGGATTGAACATTAAAGGCGGGCAGTTCGTCTTCGAACAGAAACAAGACATGGACCTCCTGGAGAAAAAACATAAAATCATGTTAGAATGGTCGGATAAGATCCCGATTAACGATGACCAGGTATATGAAGAATTCGGCATTGATAAACCCGATAACTACGACGAGCTGAAGAAAGAGATGGCTCAAAAAGCAAACAAGGCAGATAATCCCCCTCCTGGGGGGGCAGGCATTGCCTTCGGCAAGCCTCTGGCATCCGATGGGGGAGGTAAAAACCGCTATTTCGGTTTTTTCGGCGAAGCCCCTCGTTAACTGAGGGGCCGCAATACGAACTGTGCTCCGTATGCGGCGGACATATTCCCCGTAAAAAAGGAATAAGCGCGCTGTTTTTCAATCCTTCTAATATCGAAAAAAAAACCGGCAAAAAATTAGATGCCGCTGCCCGCAAAATGGCTAAGGATATTTATGAAGGAATTCTGACTGAAGGAGATATTGATCCCCGGATGACAACCCTTGTGGCTCAATATCTGCAGCAGTCCGTTACGGAAGGCTATGGAAAGGACTTTGCTGCTGTGCAATACGGTACTCCTGACTATGATATGCTCGCCAACCTCGAAAAGAATGTGTATGCTTTTTCAGCTGCAAAAAATTACCAGGAACTCAAAAGCATGACCATTGCACTGAAAGACGAGAACGGTAACGTCAGAAAGTTCTC